TCTTCCCATGTCATACGAGTATTAAATATTATATGGGGTTTTAGACAAGCAATTACTTTAATTAACATTGTCTGGAAAATGGGTGCATAAACACTGCCCCAGAATTTATCCATCGCTGTGACTAATTGTCCGGTAGGTGGTGCGTCCGTGTGGTCATCACCCAGCTTAGGTTTATGGTCTCCTCTAACAATGACTGTATATCTACAACCATCGGCCCTACACTCATCGGTGGCCAGAATGGCACTTCTTTTTGCCTCGTCTCTGGTGTTCCACCAAATCACCTTCATTTCACCACAATCTAAAGGTAGAATTTGGTTGATCCTTTTGATTTTCTCAGTATCAAATGCCATATTCAAGGTGGATTTAAACATCTCATCACTCAGTCTGGGATCATAAGTTAACCTTTGTCTGGGAGCGTCAATCACTCTACCCATAAACGCTTTTGACATATCCAACGGATGTCTTAGGGCTCTGTCGGGTTGTGGTGTAAATAGTCTCGCTGTCAATGCCATTCTTTTAACAAAGGATGGCTTTGCGGACGATTTCACCACATCAACCAACATTCCAGCTGGCCATTTGATAGGCCACTCAAGTCGGTCTTGGTAAGCTATATCCGGGTCCCGTCTATGGTAAAGATTGTCTATAGTGAGCTGTAGACTTTCAACTGTAGGCATTTCTACCGGATGAACAACCCACATGATCCTTTGTTGTATGACTCTCCAAGTCAAGAAAGGCCTCGCGTTTGGCGACGCATAGAATCCAGCTCTTGAAGTCTTCTTCATCCACTCCCAATAAGAATCAACTGGTTCAAGAACATTTAACGCCTTAACCTGCTCCAAACGAACGGTTGACCTACCACCACGGTGAATGTACGGTTCACAAAGAAATGGTTTCTCTTCATCAAATTTAACGATCTTCGGGGTTTGTTTTGTCTTAATCCACGTGGACAACAAATCCGTCGGAACAGCACTATAATAGTGAAAAATGTTTGAACTTCTTGAAACCGCCACAATATTATGTGCTACGCTATTATAGATGTTTGTATTATAAATCAACAGTCTTACAAGCGCAACCGTTTCGAATCTCAATCCTTGAGCCTCATGAATGGTCAAAACTTTAGCGCCCCTAAAATACTGTTTGACAGCCGCCTTCTCATTTTGTGTGTAGGTCAGATAGACCTCGTACCCGGCACGAACACCTTCCATGGTAGTAGCGCAAAATTTTTCAACTTCACCTTGAACTCCGCTTCCGCACTCATAGCCATCTGGATAAAGATCTCTGAGTAAGCTACAAACCGCCTCAGGATTCTTGTAGGCAACGGTCCTATTCTCAGGCTTAGTCGTCCATGGATAATTTTCATTGACTAATTTATACCCTGGTAATCTAGGTATGAACCTCAGCTGATTAGGATCACCAAACACCCTCAACCTTTTTGGTTTGATCATGCGAGTAAGTAATTCAAGGGCTCCACAATGGGCCAACAAACCCTCGTCAATTAACAAGTCATTGACGGGTTCACCATCCCAGCCGTTCACAACAATGGAATCGATTGTCCTTACATTGGTACACCCTCTACCAATGAGATCAACCGCCGCCTCCTTGTTACAAGTAACACCGTAATTGGAAGGGGTGATGGCTTCCTTCACAATCTCTGTGGATTTTCCACATGATGGCACACCTTTCACTAGTGTTGCAACTGGGTTGTAGTCATCCTTCTCGAGAAACTCCAAACAGCGTTTCGCGTAGGCCAAACCTCGTCTGTATGGCAAGTCCTCCATACATATAAGGTATCTTCCTCAAGTTGTTTCCTCGCCTTCCTCAGTTCTACAACCATGGAATTGACCCGAAATCCAGACGGTTTCAACAAATCTATTACCAGTCCACGCTAGATAAGTCTTCTCAAGTTTATCTCCATCTATATCAAGAAATTCGTCCATTGTTGACCAGTTTTTCCCAAGTTCCCTAACAATGAATTTCCTGGCCTTTGTGTCAAAAACCCGCCTTTTTGGGTTTGTCAGATAGACTCTCCTAATTTGTTGAGTTTCCATCTCATTTGGATCTTGCCTTATGCAAAGGTCTTCGATAATATCAAGTTCCTCACGGGCTGCTATAAGACCACATTCGGCAACCATGCCGGTTTTTGACTTATCCACACTCTGGCTTAATCTCGTGACTAGATCTTCCATAATTGATCTGGGCTCTGTAACCCTCATGACTCGGGGGCTTACAATCGGGATGACAATTCCAATGTCAACCCCTAAGTAATCCTTGAACGTTTTCTTATTCTTCAATTCATCAGGATATGTCGATTTTGCATGGGATCCCTTTATATACATAATACGACCCATACAATAGGAGTTCGGTCCATCGGTCATGTGTCTTCCATCGTCAGTCCAAACCTGAACGATGTCCTCTTTATTGAACTCATTGACCTGTTTTCTGGTCATTTTTCCATCCACATTTGTTGACAATAACCTCTGTGCTTCTCTTGGATTGACAAAAATTTGCTTCCAACCGCACAAGTTACGTTCTCCTCTCTCAGGATTGACTACACACGCGCTAAACCAAGAAGGTCCGTAGAACCCACCATTCTTTAATTTTAGGGGCTGAGGCCCCAGTGATCTGATCCAGTTCACGGTCCACTCCAAAGTGAAACCTCTGCCGATCAGTCCGTAGTATCCAAGCGCGGTCAATCCTCCAACACTGGCTGCTAGCCCACCTACCATCGTGCTAAGAAATAGAAGCATTTGTTTAAGCTGATGATGTGTATCATGTCCCGCCCATATAAATGTGAGGACAACAACACAACAGCAACAAATGATATCGATTACGTGAGCATTATGCACGTCTAGCAACACGCCAAGGGCACACACAAATCTTGTGAAGCCCAGTAAAGCCTTAAGCGGCCAATTGTATTGGTCCTGCTTTAGACCTCCGTTGAATCCAACGGGTGTCCTAATATATAGGAAATGCAGTATTGCGTCAAATAATGACCCATACTGCGGAAATAGGATCTGATTTAGGTAACTCATATTTAATATGGTACCGGTGCACGTAAACTCGAAGGTTGATTTTGATAACGAAGACCTTAAACTTCAAACCACAAAAACTTTGTTCTGCGGCACTTATCATTTATTTTGATA